AGGATGCTATTGCTATACCGAATGATTTAAATTCTTTAAGTGATGCAGAATTAATGAAACTAACAGGACAGTTAGATAATAGTAGCCAAGAGGGTTCAGTGCTATCTAGACTATCCATTAACTATCAAACAGAAGATGAAAATGAAAATCCTTTACCGAGGGGTCATTACGTTTTAAAAGTTGACGGAGATAGTGTATACGCTAAAACAGCAACCTTTAGACCTTTTGCTAGGTTGTTTGCTTACAGCTATTGGGATAACACCGAAGAAGTCTTTACATCTAGTGTGCAAAGACCATCTTTAGGAGACCAATTTCCAGATTCTAGTGGTGGTTATAAGTGTGGAAAGTTATCTAGGGAGGAGTTAAAAGACTTACCAGATACTGACCCACAAAAAATAATTCAAAGTTCTATAAAATGTAATCAAGTATTATACGGGGTTGCAGATATGGAAGGTAAGAAATCTGATGGAAAGGATGTTAGTTTAAAACAAATTCCTTGTGTTCTTTATGCTAAAGGTGTTAATTACATACCCGTGGCTACAGCCCTTAAATCTTTAGCTACTCAAAAGAAACCAATGATAAGAAACACTCTTTTATTATCTACTAAAAAGCAAAAAACAGGTGGTAATACTTATTTTGCTATGGATATTAAGATTGGAGAATCAGTAGCAATGTCTGACCAAGACACTGTTTTATTAAAAGAATTTGCGGCTGTAACAAAGTCCGTAAATGAAGGCGTTATGGAGAAACATAGAACTGCTGTTAAACAACAAACTAAAGATGGCGACCACTCCCTAGCTATTGAGTTAGACGAATAGCAGTATGTTATCTACTCTAATAGAGAATTTTCTCTATGACGCAGTTGGGGGAAAGTCTAAACCGCTTTCCCCTGCTATTATTAAAGAGTTTAAAGAATCATGTGGTAAAGCATTAGAAAAACAATTTAATGAACAAATGGATTGGCGTATTCGTATGTCTAATCTAGGAAAACCTTTGTGTCAACAGCAATTAGAAAAAAAAGGTGTTAAAAAAGAATTTCAATATAATACAATAATAAAGTTTTTAATAGGTGATTTGCTAGAAGCGGTTACTATAGCAGTTATGAGAGGTGCGGGTGTAAACATAGAAAAGTTACAAGAACCTGTGTCGTTGAAAATAGGAAATATAGAATTAAAAGGTACTTACGATGTTAAAATAGATGGAAGAGTTTGGGATATAAAATCTGCAAGTCCTGCAAGTTTTCTTGGTAAGTTTGGTGAATATGGTAGTTACAATAAAATAAAAGAAAATGATTCTTTTGGTTATATCATGCAAGGGCATATGTATAGTGAGGCTGATAACTCACCTTTTGGTGGTTGGATAGCTATAAATAAAGTTACAGGAGAATTTGCTATATGTGAGGCTCCAGAAGACCAACAAGAAGATAGAAAAGATATGTTAGAACAAGCTAACGAAACAATTAAAGTACTTACTTCTAAAACTAAATTTGAAAAGTTATTTACAGAAATAGAAGAAACTTATGTACCTAAATCGGGTAAACAAAAAGGTATAAGAATACCCACGGGAAACACAACATTAGAAAGTATTTGCGGTTATTGTGAGTTTAGAAAACATTGTTGGCCTAAAGCTGTATTACATGAAAAAGTTACATCTAAAGCTAAATCTAAACCTTTTGTTTGGTATAACAAATTAAAAAATACGGAGGTAAAAAATATATGAACGTACTATGGTTATCAAGTCCTTTTCGTAAAGATGATATATTAACAAACAAAGATGCAGTTTGGGTATATACAGAAAATGAATTAAGAGAAGGCGGAGGAGAAATGAGAGAATTTATGAGGAGTACAGAAAATTGTCATCCTCTTATAATGAGAGAAACAATAGGTAGAAACGGGTATTATAGAGAAGATAATGTGCCTAGAAAAACTAGAACAATACATAATTATTTTAATGCATTACATTTACGAATTAAACAAGGTAAGTTAGCTATTCTACCTACTATAGAAATTAATGAAGCAATAATAGAATTAGAAAAACACGCACCTATGTTAGCTACTGTATTTGTTAATAACATTGATTTAACAAACAAATTTAAAATGAAAACGCTTATATGACTTTGCGTAAAGGCTTTAGGTCTGAATTTGAACGAGGTTTTGCTCATTGGTTGATAAAAAACAATGTTAAATATGACTATGAAAAGTTTTACCTCGAATACCAACCCAAAATTAAACGCTACACTCCCGATTTTTATCTTACTAAACAAGATATATATATAGAAACAAAAGGATTTTTTGATTCAGCAGATAGAAAAAAACATTTACTTGTTAAAGAACAAAATCCAGATATAGATATTAGATTTTTATTTGTAAATGCTAATAATAAACTTAACAAATCCAGTAAAACAACTTATGGTGCATGGTGTGATAAGCATAAAATACTTTGGGCAGAGAAAAGGATACCTCAAGAATGGTTATAAATAACACAGAATTAGAAACAGAAAAAATGTCTTTACTACCTAATAAGTTTTATCTTATAATGACACCATCAGAAGATGGACAAGCATTTGATGTAACTGCATATGATACTACTGACCCTAAAAACCCTATACCATCAGCTTTTTTTGTTTTAAAAGGTCTTATGGATATTATTGATACGGATTTAGATGGTGTAGTGCAAAAAGGTCAAATGGCTGTAATGGATAAAATGGTTCAGTTAGAATCTAAAGAAGGGGAAATTACTTCTGAAATGCTATCTGATAACATAGAAAAAGTTAAAATAGGAAAATTAAATTGAGTATTATATCAGAAAATAAATCTAGTAGCATAAAAAAATTAAAAGAAAGTGATTTTTCTATAACTAAATTTAATAAAGATTTATCATATGGTAAAAAACATGAAAAGCTTGTAATGAAATCTATGGAAAATTTTGAGCTAAAAACAGATAGGATGGCACATAAAACAGGTAATGTTTATGTAGAATTTCAATCTAGAGGTAAAAATAGCGGAATTACTACAAGTAAATCAGATACATGGATATTTAAAATAGTTAGTAAAGGAGATAGACATTTATTTTCTATACATATTCCTTTGACTAGATTAAAAAAATTAGTTAGTAAAGATTACAGGGTAGTTCCGGGTGGTGATAATCTAACATCAAAAGGATATTTAGTTCCTATGAATGATTTAATAAAGGTATGACAGTTGAATTTTGGCAATGGTGGATTTTAATTATGGTAACAATAAATACTTGCATAAATACTATAGTGTTTTTTGTAGGTAGAAAATTTAAGAAGAAAAAAAAATGAGTAACACAAAAGATTTTTTAGAAGAAGCAGTTAAATTAGTTGGTGGTCAACGTCAAAAAGATTATGGTGATAAAGCACAAAATCACAGAAATATAGCTAATCTTTGGAGTGCTTATTTAGGTTATCCTATAACTGCTGAAAATGTAGCTATTATGATGTGCTTATTAAAAATTGCTAGAACTAAATTAGGTGCTACTAGTAAAGATACATACATTGATATGTCGGCGTATGGGGCTATAGCAGGTGAAATACATTTTAAGGAAAAGAAATGAAAATAGTTAAGATAAGAAAATTAGATGATATTGCTGATAATGATTGGGAAATAACTTTAGAAAATGAAGGAAAAATATATCATAATCATAAAAAATTTTTTGAAATAGTAGAAAAAGGAATAGCTTTAGAACCACCTAAACAACTTAATGAAAAACCTAAAGATGTACAAACAAATGAAGCAATATTTTTTCCTACTGAGGAAGAGCAATTTCAAGAAATAAGAAAGAGAGAAAAAGAACAAGTAGCTGAATTTAGAAAGGATGTAAAAGAATTAAGCTATTATCAATTTAATAAAAAATATGTTAACAAGGGAGATACTAAAAAATGATATATGAACAAAAACTCAAGTACTCTCGCTAGTTTTGAATTAAAACTAACTACCGAAGGATTAATAATCCTAGAAAAAAAAATAGCCCCTGCAAACGAATTTACAGAGGCTATGGATAAATGGAACCCATCTTATGAAAATACTCCTGCTATAGAATCTATGATAAAGTATTCTGATGAAGTCTTTACTGTTATGCTACAAGACATGCAGAAAATGACATACTAGTTTACACCTAAAATTTTATAAAAAAATTAGTTGGCTAATGGGTTATCCGCTTTTAATTTAATTTCTTCTATAAGTACATCTTGCAATTCATTTTCTTTTGATACAATTGCAGTTTGTTTAGAAAGTTCTTCAAGGTCTTCTTCTAATTCCCAACCATATTCTTCTAACATTTGAAGTTTTTCAAGAATAGGTTTTAAATCAACACGGGGCGGTATCATAGCAATAAGTTCTCTAACTTTACCTATTTCTGCAAATACCTTTGTAAGATTTACTGGTACAATTTTATCATCTACCTTTTTAATTCTATCAATTAAATCTACTTTGTATTCGTTAGCATATAATAATGCTTCATCTATTTTGTTAGCTAATTCTTTATCTTTGGCTATTAATGGTGATAAGTCAACGGATGGTGTTGCTTCTATTGCATCTAATCGTGAATTAAACTGACCCCAAGTGTAAAAGCCCCCACCGATTGCCCCAATAACGCCTAATAATGCGGCGTATGTACTTAATTTATCCATTATTTTCATTGTTTTAGTGCCTCCAATTCAGCTAACAATTTGTTTTTAGCTTTTGTTATATTAATTAATTTAACTCTATTAATTTCAATAGGGTCATTTTCTTTGTAGGCATTTAAATTAGTACCTACATAAATATCTCCTGTATAAGGAGATAAATCTATTTGTAAAAATAAACCCATATTTGTATTTTCATACACTTCTTTTGCTGTATAAAATGCTATTTGTTTATACGCATCAAGGTCATTTCCTTTAAAAAATAAATCCTCTTTTGTTAAGTTTTGAGTTGTTTCTTTTGTTATTTTTGCTATTTGTTTTACTATAACTTTTAAATTCTTTTTAAATTTGCTTTCTACCTTTGCAACATCTGTAATAACCCCGTCTTTGGTGTCCACTTTTTCTCCGTCTTCCTGTTGTACACCGTCTTGCTCTTCACTATCTTCTGGCTGTACTTCGGACTCCTCAGTTCCTTCGCTATTGGATTTTTCTTCTTCTGTGGGTTCATTCTTTGCTATCTCTGTTGACTCTTCTTCAACTGATTCTGACTCAGATGTAGTAGGTTCCTCCATTGTTTCTTTTTCATCTTCAATAACCTCTGGTACGCTATCTTCGTTTGTTGCGACTTCTTCCATCGGTTCCTCAAACTCTTCAAAAGATTCCTCAGTAAGTTCATCATTGAACTCCTCCTCAGTTATCTCTTCAAAAAACTCTTCGGCTGTAATGCCTTCTTCCTCAAGAAACTCCATGAACTCTTCTTCCATGCCAGTCTCTTCTAAAAATTCTGTGAAGTCCTCCTTAAATTCTTCTGTGAATACCTCTTCTATTATTACAGGAGGAGTCTCCATTGTAAAATCATTTTCAAAAAATGCCTCTTCAATATTTGGCATTTCTTCAAAACCCTCCATATCAAACTCTTCCATTATTGGAGGTAAATCTTCTATATAGATTGTTTCTATATCTTCAAAATAAATTTCATCAAATGTAAATTCATCTTCTATAATTATATATTCTTCTTCAAAGTATAAATCATCCGTATTCCAATCAAAATCTTCTGGAATATTTTCTACAATGTCTTCAATATCTTCTATTATTTCATCATCAATAGGGTCATACTCGGTGCTATTGTAGGTCATTGTCATCTTTGCACCTAACAAGTTTGGCCCTTGTCTAGATTGATTAGTGTAATTACTATCAGTTCCTTCCCAAGACCAATCTACCTTATTGGAGCCTACACCTAAATAAATAATTCTATCATTATACTGACCACACGCTGTAGTTATACCTGTAGTAGTTGTGCCCGGATATCCATTACAATTTCCTTGAAATCCAGTAATTTCTGTTCTAGTTTGTGTTGTAGTAGATAATATATTACCACTAGAATCTTTTAGTACAATAGTTACAGTATGAGAATCATTATTACCACCTTTAGATTCACAATTACCTTGTGTACTTTCACAGTTTGCTACATCAACATAACTATTTAGTGTAACTCCATTATCTAGCATTGATTGAGTAATAGAATTACTTGTTAAATTAATATTGTCCGCAGTAACTTTTGCAGTACCTGTTACTTCAAAGTCACCCCCTACGTTATATTTATATCCGCAATTAGATTGGTTAGTACAAGTAATATCAAAACCATTAACAGTAGAGCCATTAGTAACATATCCGGATGAATTAGCAGAATTAATTTGGTCGGTATTATTAGAGTTCCAATCTACACCATCACCTGCATTAGGTAATAAATTTCCTGTAGTTACTGTCTCTCCAAAAGACTTAAAAGATATTGCTAACGCACAAAGAAGTAATAAAAAAGACCTCCAATTATACTTATGTCTAAACAAACTGACCATATAATATATATCCTAACCATCCATAATGTTGCACTCTTTATCATTTGTGAACATTAATTATTCTTGTTTGACTTGTTTCTAAATCTGTTTCAATAATAGTACCTACAATGTTATCTAATTCTTCTTGTGCTTTTAGTGTTTCAAGTTTAGCTTTTTCTTTTGCTATTTTTTTAGCTAAAGTTTCTTTTTCTAATCTTAATCTTTCTTCTTCTTCTTGTCTTGCTATCTCCGCTAATTCTTCATCAATTTTAGAACGATTGTTTAGTTTTGACACATAAGAATCATAATCTGGTCTTTCAATATCATATTTATTCCACTGTTCTAATGCCTCTTTTCCTATCTTTCCTTCAAATGGACAAGGAGTGCCTGCGTGAGCCATTGCAGAAAAAACTCGCTCATCTTGACACAAAATTGACACAGCCGCTACTTTCATTCCATAATCAAAAAGCACCTTACTTAATTTTATACGCTCGCAATTTAAATCCCGGACATGCTTGCCACCAGATACGCCAAAACCCAAAGTAGAAACGGAACCACTAATACCAGTGCTACATACATCTTGAGACATTGCAGAAAATGATGGGGCGTTAGCTGAATTAACGGGTACATCTGACCCATTTGTAGTGCTGTTATTTGTTGTTGTATTTGTTGTTGTATTTGTTTGCCCATCATTATTGTTTGTTGTTGTTGATCCC